GACATGGGTGTCAATCATCTGGCGTGACCGTGCATTGATCATGCTGAACACGGTTTCCGGAGTTTTGTTAGCAGTAACTATTTTGAAGGAGTGGTCGTGAACGATAAGATCTTTGATTTGGAACAACAGATACTTCGTTGTTGGCATGTGACCGATGACATTGATCTGATAACAACGCACTTTATCGACTCGCCTGATTGGGCAGGTGAACATTTCAGTGCAAAGGCGTGTGATGCTCTGATGAACAAATACTTAGGTTTGAAAGAGGTGTATGAACTCAAGTTTGATCAGATGTTCCGTACCTTCGAAGAGGTATGCAAAGAGTACCATAGGTATCGTAAGATCAGCGAAGAACAAATGTAAGGGATGGTGAGTGATGAACGATAAACAGTTTGTTGAGATTGATGCGGCCCCTTGGATCACCCAAGATGGTTTCGTTGAAGTTCTTGTATACATTGGTGATACTTGTGAACCTTGTTATACTGAAAAGAAGTCTTTTAAAGAGTTGATCGATCAAGAACTCAATAGTTATACTGTTCCTTACTCAGACCAGATCGTTCCAAGTCACTTCGAAGATGTTGAGAAACTTCTGAAGAATCTGAAGAGTGCGTACAAGTATGCCAAGAAACGTGCGAAGGAAATGGGGGTTGAGTTATGAAGAATCGTTATGGTGACGAGTACCGCTGGGAAAAACTCAATGACAACGAATACAAGTTCGTGATGGAAGGCACTTCAATGAAGTACTGTCGTTGGGGTGGTAAAGAAGGTCAGCGAGGAATTGATCCGAATGACCTTGGTATGTTTGATCCGAGCGGTGGCCCGTATGTTGATATTGGGCGTCTCATTGAAGTTGGTACAGTCACACATATCCGTAAAACTGATCAAGGCTTCATTGTTAAAGTGAAGTGATGGACTATTATCCCGACAGTTGGGTCATACTGAAAGTCAAAGAAGGCAAGTATGACCGTGGATTCTACAAAGTGCTTGCTGGTTGGTCAGGCGGTTATCTTGATGGTGACCGCTGGCGAATGAACAGTGGTATTACTCGTGTTGTTGAAGAAAATAAGTCTTGGGAATTCTATGGTTCAAGCGGCAGTTGCTATGTTTGTCGCAAAGGTGCTTACCGCTTGACAATGGCGAACGCTGGAGTTTATAATCAACTCAAAGAGAACGAATCATTTGAAGGTCAGATTACTCTGATGTCTGAAGACACGAATTGGATGGAGATTAAGTGGTGAATGAACTAATTGAGCACTGCATGTATGAATCTGGTTTGACCGCAGATGGGTGTTGGAATGAACTAGACGACTATGCTAAAGAAGCGATTGAAAGATTTGCTAAACTGCTTTTTGAAAAAACAGTGCAAGAATTGGCTGATCAATCGCAAGAGTTGGGCATCGAATGAACGAACAACACGTAGCGACATGGGTGTACTACACTTATCGATGGCATAAAGATTTGCCTAAGTGGTTGCAGAAAGACCTTGAAAAAGCAAAACTAATCTTAGGGATTAAAGAGTAATATTTTTATAACAAATTAATCTAAAAAACCTATTGTTTTTGTTTTAAAAATAAGGTATACTACTTTAGTAGTTTGATGATAACCCTTTAGGAGAAATATTATGTCACATATGGTTGAAACAATGGCTTACGCGGGTGAGGTTCCATGGCACGGTCTTGGAACTAAGGTCGCAAATGATCTTACACCCCGTCAGATGATGGAGAAGGCTGGTTGCGATTGGGAAGTGAACAAGGTTCCTACTTACGCTGGTGAGGAAATGATTCCTACTGGTGCGTCTGCTCTGGTTCGTTCTACTGACAACAAGGTTCTCGCACCGATGGTCGGTGACAACTGGGAACCTGTCCAGAATGTCGAGGCGTTTGACTTCTTTACTGAGTACTGCCTTGCTGGTGATATGGAGATGCACACTGCGGGTTCTCTCGCAGACGGTAAGAACGTCTGGGCACTCGCGAAGGTGAACGAGTCGTTTGATGTTCTTGGTGATGACCAAGTCGATTCTTACTTGTTGTTCTCTAACCCACACCAGTACGGTAAGTCACTGAACGTGCGCTTCACTCCGATTCGTGTGGTCTGCAACAACACTCTGACCATGTCACTGTCTCAGAGTTCTAAGAACGAGGTTGCACTAAATCACCGTCGTAAGTTTGATCCACAGATGGTCAAGGATCAGTTGGGTATCGCCCACGAGAAGTTCGCGCAGTACAAAGAGGCTGCACGGTTCCTTGCGAAGAAGCGAGTCACTGAAGAGAACTTGGTTCAGTTCTTCAACAATGTGTTCCCGATCGCGGACAAGAATGTTGAGGTCAAGACCTACGCTGATCTGTCTCGCACTGCAAAGCGAACCTACGATGTCTTGGAGACTCAACCTGGCGCGAACTTTGCAATGGGTTCATACTGGAACGCTGTGAACGCAGTCACCTACATGACTGACCACGAGTTGGGTCGTAACGCTGACACTCGTATGCAGTCTGCATGGTTTGGTGCGAACCAGTCCAAGAAACTCAAGGCGATGAACCTTGCACTTGAAATGGCGGAGGTTGCATAAAATGTTATTATTCACGCTTGACAAATCCTGTCAGGCGTGAGATAATTACCACGTAATTTGTGATGGGAGATTTATTATGAGATACGCAACATACCAAGACATTCCGGCGAAGGTTCGCCGATTCATCCTTGACGAGTCTGGTGCACGTCGAGTCAAGCAGATTTCACTTGCATACTGTAACGAACTTGCTGATGAATACTTCGAGTATGAAGCGGAGTGTGCAGAACTCAAGAAGTTTCAATTACACGTTGAACGCAATGGTTCTGAAACTGTGACAGAGTACCATGATTACAATGATGTTTTAGTTGCTTTTGACCGTGAGATTGACTATAATATAGGAACTCGTGGTGTGACTATGGTCATAACTCAGGCAGGTCGACCGATGCGCGGATACGTCAACGGTCAAGTAGTTAACCCTTCTACCATTTATGAGGGACTAGGACGATTTCGTGGTTAATTTGGATTATGTAAGAATGTACGCACGACAGGCTCACGAGGGTCAAGTGCGTAAGTATACCGGTGAACCGTATGTCGATCACTGTTATGCTGTTGGTCAACTGTATCAGAGTTGGTGTGCGGAGATGGATCAAAGTGCGTTATATGCCGCGATCCTTCACGACACTGTCGAAGATACTCAGGTGACTATGAGTGAGATTCAGACTCAGTTCGGTGATCGTGTTGCGGAGTATGTTTGGTATCTCACCAAACCTGAAGACTTTGTCGGTGACCGTGCACAACGTAAAGCACTGGACGGTGCGCGTCTCGCACTTGCACCGGAGGTTGTGCGCTTTGTAAAGATTATAGATATCATGCACAACGCAAAAAGTATTCGTGAACATGACCCCGACAAGTGGTCAACATGGCGAGTCGAGATGATCAAATTACTCGACGCTATGAAGTCTGAGAGTGTTTGGAAGTCTCAGGCAGGTCACTGGGCACAAACGAAGTATACTAAGTTTATCGCGGAGTTGATAGACGGACTGTGAGTTCCCCTCATGGTGGGAGGTGCAATGCCTTCGCTCCGCTCCAATTTTCATAATAAGGGTCTTGGGTGCTTTACGCACCCTTTTTTTCGTGTTATAAATAGATACAAGTAAACAGGAACTGTATCTAATGGCAGGTAAACTAACACTCGCAGATTTATCAAAAGAATTTGCTAAACGACATCCGGATCACCCTAAACAGAGATACACTAAACTTGTCTCTAAGATCGAATCGGGTGAGGCGTTTGCCATGCTCAATGGAAAAGAAAAGATTCTTGATTACGCTTCTAATGATATCAAAGTTAAATTTGAACGCGGTGATTTGAATTCACTAAAACGTAATCAAAATCTGTTTAAAGACAAAGCGACAGGCGCGCCTGTTCGTTTAGATGCACTAGAAAAGACCGATGAGTTTGGGGGCGGTGGTGGTTCTGGTGCGGGTTCTGATATCACTGCATTGGTGGAATCTGCACAATGTTTGTACTGTGCTCTGGTGTGGTATGTTTTCAAAAGAAAAATGAAACTGGACGAGATTATTAGTCCTAATCAATTCAAAACTGCCTACAATTTTTGTGATGTCACTGAATCATTAGATAGTATGAAACAACTGCCAGATGATTGGGTAAAATCATCCATATTCGGTGCGAACAAACTTTACGATAAGTATTCGAATATTCGAGACGCTAGGTTTCATCGTGGAAGTTCTAAAGTTGATGAAATAGAAAATGCATTCAAAGCAATCAATCGAAAAGAAGGTGCGTTCGGAGACATCAACAAGTGGTCTCCAGCAGACATGTACATCTTCAAAAACAATCAAGATATATCGTCTATTACCGAAGAAAAGTCTCTCAAGGGTTTAAACGGAGAAATGACCAAGTTGTATCTTGATAAGAAAGTGATTGGTGTGTCACTGAAAAAATGTGAGACTAAATGTATTTTCAGTCAAGTCAACATCAACGAGTCTAAAGGAACAACATCCGGTGTTAAGTTCGTAAAGTATATCACCAAGGCAAATGACCGAGCAACAATCTATGATTCAATGGATGCGTATCTTTACTTTGGTAATCGATCGTTTGACCGAATACAATGGAGAAGTTTCGGTACTGGAGATGGTCTCACTGGTTTTCAGGGAGAGATAAAAGGTGAGACTGCGAACCAAGGTAAAGTTTCATTGGGCCCTGCTTCTTTTATTATCAAACAATATTCGGGTGTGACTTTACCAAAAAGTAGTGATGTTGCGAGTCGTGTTCGAAGAAATGATGACACTCTTTGCAAAGAGATTTATGAGATGGCGAAGAAACTTGGTGTGAATAACCTACCATCTATGGCAGATCACATCATGATGTGTTATCAACAACCGATGAAATGGAGATACGCAAAGTACCTTGCCTTTAAAGTTTTAACAACGATAGATGCACAAAGTAAAGCAAACAAAGACAGAATTACTAGTGACCTATATTACTATGCGGGGTCTAAGAGTAGTTTCTCCGCACCGTATGCAAAAATTGAGGGGTAATATGAGAGATAAATTTGCAAAACTAATGACACGAATGTTCCGGTTATTCGCGGACATTTGGTTCCGCCAACGGTATGACAAACGTGCCCTCGTACTGGAGACAGTTGCAGGAGTGCCGGGCATGGTAGGTGCGATGGTCACTCACCTGAGATCTCTGCGTCGTATGGAACGTGGGAACGGACACAAGATTCACGAACTGTTCGCAGAGGCCGAGAACGAACGCAAACATTTGATGTTCATGATGGAAGTGACACACGCAAACGTTTTCGAAAGATTTATGATCTATGTGATTCAGTTTGTGTTCTGGCACTTCTATCTGGTCATCTACATTCTTAGTCCCAAATTGGGACACAAGATGACTGCATACTTCGAAGAGGAAGCAGTAAAGAGTTATGACACATACTTGATGTTGATTGGTAAAGGGTGTTTAGACAACCCACCTGCGCCACAGATTGCAATTGATTATTATGGTTTAAGAAAGGATGCGTCTGTGTATGACATGATCTATCGCATTCGACAAGACGAACAAAATCACGCAAAAGCAAATCATAGATTCGCGGAGGAATAAATGGCACAGTATAGTGTAAATAGAAACCAACATTATGGAGTCAACAATCTTGATCTCCATGAAGTTGTTATGGTTGCTGACCAAGCCGGAAATATATTAAATTCATTCGGGTCTGCATCCAACATACCTATCGCAGCTGGAGATGTCACAGGATACTCTCACATCAATAAGTTCGGTTATCAAGGTACGGACGCAACATCTGGAACGATCTGGGATGCTAACGGCACAACTGCTGACTATCCATATCCCGCGGCAGGTGTTGTTTCATCATCATCTACCAGTGGCGATGACACTGGAGAAGGTATTGAGATTCAGGGACTAGATGGTGATTACAATCCACTTACAGTCACAACCACAGTGGGTGCAACGACTACCGAAACGTTTTCAAGAGTTTTTCGTGTTCGGAAAACAACTGCAACTAACGTTGGAGTAATTTCGATCAATGTCGGTGGTAGTCTTGCCGCTCAGATTCTTGCGGGTAACGGACAGACTCTCATGGCCGTCTATACGATTCCTGCTGGTCACACTGGATACCTCATCAAATTTCAGGGGTCAATGGACAAACAGAACGTTGATGTGAAGTTCAAGTTGTTTGCACGAGAATTTGGTGGTGCCTTTAACCTGAAAGGACAGTGGGGAACTCAGGGTGGTAACTCTGTTACCTATGACTATCCCGTACCACTAGTATTTCCAGAAAAGACTGACATCAAAGTAAACGTTGACTCTGGTACTGCCGGACACGGTGCTATTTTTGATATAATACTGGTACGCGACTAATGGACTTTTTAGACTTCATCACTGAACAGAAGAACACTCACATGACTCACATTGAGGACAAGGTTCTCTATGGGGGTGTGAACGGTACACGACAGGCCATCAACGCATTGCGTGAGTTGCGTAACATGTTGGCAGGTAAGAAAGAGGGTGGTGTCTCTGTAAAGTGGGATGGTGCGCCTGCAATCTTTGCGGGTGTCGATCCTCGTGATGGAGAGTTCTTTGTTGCCAAGAAAGGTATCTTCAACAAGAACCCCAAGGTCTACAAGACTGCCGCAGAGATTGATGCAGACACCTCTGGCGATCTCGCAGTCAAACTCAAGGACGCATTACAGTACCTACCAGATCTTGGAATCAAGGGTGTGATTCAGGGCGACTTCCTGTTTGGTCGTGGTGATCTGAGAACCAAGACGATCGATGGACAGACCTACACCACATTCCATCCCAATACAATCGTCTATGCGATACCCAAGGGTCAAGACAAAGAAGTCAAGTCTGCAAAGATCGGTATCGTATGGCACACTACCTACACAGGTCGCACATTCGAAACTATGAAGGCCTCCTACGGTGTGAATGTCGCTAGATTGAAAAAATCACGTAATGTCTGGTCTCAGGATGCCATGTTACGTGACGTTCGTGGTGCAACCATGTCAGCAAAAGAAACGGAGAAAGTCAATGCAATTCTTTCGGAAATTGGAACACTATTTAATTCAATATCTGGATCTACTCTACGTCAACTCGAATCCAACCAATCCTTGGCACAGCATATCGAACAGTTCAACAACACCTATGTGCGACAAGGCGCAAGAATCACAAACACAACCGCTCACGCCGCAAAACTGATTCGTTGGATCGAGTCTAAGTATAAGAAAGAAATTGATGCAAGAAAGACTGCAAAAGGCAAAGCAACACAACAACAGAAACTTGATGATCTTCTGTCCTTTTTCTCCACATCGAACAAAAAAAGTCTTATAAAAATGTTTGAATTGCAGAAATTGATCGTTGACGCAAAATTAATTCTTATAAATAATCTTAATAAGATCGGTTCACTTGAAACTTTTGTGAAGACTAATAAAGGTTATAAGGTGACCGGTCAAGAAGGTTATGTAGCAATTGATACACTTGGTGGTGATGCGGTGAAATTGGTTGATCGTATGGAGTTTTCATACAACAACTTTTCACCCGATATATTGAAGGGATGGCAGAAACCTAGTAGGAGATAACAGTGTTATCGTTTAAAGATTTCGTTACGGTAGACTATACACAGTCGGGGGATGAGTACCTCGCATATCAGGCTCAAAAACGACATCGTGGTGTCGTGGGCGAAGAATGTTGGCAGGGTTATACTCAGAAGGGTATGAAACCCAAGAATGGTCGTATGGTTCCCAACTGTGTTCCAGAATCAGAGGCAAAAGAAGCCCTCAGTTTCCAAGGACGACGTGCACTCGCACGTGCCATGAAAAGACGAAAGTCTCAACTCAAAATATCTCGCCGACGTGCTATGCAGAAAACTGCGGGTATGGATGTACTCATGAAACGTGCAGAAAAACAAGCACGTAATCAACTCTTCAAGAAATTTTCTAAAGATGCTGACCGTGGAGATCTAACGCCTCAACGTCGTGCAGAGATTGAAAAGAAAGTTGCAAAAGCGAAGACACGAGTGACAACTCTTGCACGTAAATTATTACCTAAATTGAGACAGGCAGCGAAGGATAGAAGATCATAATGAGTCAAGTCCCATCATTTAAACGATATCTTGTTGAAGAGGCTCGTGAGGTCTTCTTCACGTTTGGTCGTATGAATCCCCCCACGATTGGTCACGGTAAATTGATGAACACCATGTCCACAAAGGCGGGAAAGAATCCTTACAAGATTTATCTGTCACAGTCCAGTGACCCACGTAAGAACCCATTATCCTACGAACAGAAGATCAAACACTCTCGTAAGATGTATCCCAAACATGCACGTAATATCATCAAGGACAAGAAACTACGAAATGTCTTTGAGGTTGCATCGTCACTCTATGATCAAGGATTCAATCGAGTTACAATGGTTGTAGGTGCAGACCGTATCACAGAATTTCAGACACTCTTGAACAAATACAATGGCAAAAAGGGTCGTCACGGGTTCTATAACTTTGAGAAGATCAACATTGTCTCTGCGGGTGATCGTGATCCAGATGCCGAAGGTGTGGAAGGTATGTCTGCCTCCAAACAACGTGAGAATGCATCTAAAAATGATTTCACAACGTTTTCACAGGGTGTGCCTAGAACAATGTCTAATGCAGATGCAAAGAAATTGTTCAATGATGTACGTAAAGGAATGGGTCTCAAAGAGACAAAAGAATTCAAGAACAAAGTATCATTGGAGTCAGTCGGTGAAGTACGTGAAAGATACATTGAAGGCGATCTTTTCAATGAAGGAGATCGAGTCAGAACAAAATCTGGTCTTGCAGGGCATATACATCGCCTTGGGAGTAATTATGTTATCGTTGCTCTGGATGAAGGGCGTATTTCTCGTTGTTGGTTAGAAGACGTTGAAAAAATAGAAGAAATGGGATATGGTGGTCAAGGAGTCTTGAAAGATCTCATGCCCGGCCTTGATGCATTCCTTGACAAATTGACTCACAAGAAACAATACAAAATGGCAGTACGCACATTCCTAAATTTACGTAAGAAGAATCCGAATCGTGCGCGACAAAATCTTATAAAGGCTGCACAGATTCATGATGTCGATATTCGAACTCTGGACAAAATGTTTAGGGATATGGTAAAGAAAGGTGTAATGCCAAAACACCTAGTCAATTATCATCCAACATTCAAAGAAGAAGTATACTCACCACAGAAACACGAGTGGGGTACAGACGCTGCAGCTAAATGGGCAAAGTCCATGACGCCCGGCGAAATGCAAGAAGCGGACGATGAAGTGTCCATTGTTCGAAAGAATATCGAACGAGAAAGAGAACAGGACAAACAGAAACACGATCGCATGTTGGATCGTGCACGTTTGCTTCGTACACGACGTAAGAATGCAGAAACCAATCCAAGAGAAAATGCAGACAAAATGAATGGAGTTAAATATAACCCCAAAAGTGAGGTTGGTACGTCACGTAATCCCGTTGCAAAAAATCTAAACAAGTTCAACAAACCCGCAACTCACACAGATCGCAAGAAAGACTCGAAACGTGGATACACCAAACACAAGGGTAAGATTGATGGCTAGGGATTACAAGAAAGAATACGCCAACTATCACTCGCGCCCTGATCAGATCAAAAGACGTGCCGCTCGTAATGCGGCACGTCGTGCAATGAGTGGTCGGAAAGAACTGACTGACGAAAAAGATGTGCATCACAAGGATAACAACCCGATGAACAACGACAAGTCTAATCTGTCGATTGTCACCAAACACTACAACCGTCGTGAACCACGACTCCGCGTAGAAGATCTGCGTAAGTGGTTCGGTAAGGGTAAGAAGGGTGATTGCGTTCGAGTCGGTACTGACGGAGAGATCAAGGGTGATTGTGCACGAGAGCCGGGCGAGGGTAAACCCAAGTGTATGCCTCGTTCAAAGGCACATTCAATGGATAAAAAGGATCGTGCATCTTCTGCACGTCGTAAGAGAAGAGCAGATCCGGATGCGGATAGGCCTGGGACTGGGAACAAACCCATCATGGTAAAGACTGATAAAAAGGAATCAGTGATGTACGAAAATGTTAACATGAAAAAT